CTGGATATCAATTCCCATCTTCCGCACTTCTTCATAATACTGAGTAGTATCATAACCATCAGGGAATGTCTCCAAGGTATCATCACCTCCAGCAGCCATATCAAACTTAGTGACGATATCATCGTCACTAAAACCACATCGCATCAACGCTAATGTGTTTATGGCTATCTGAGCAAAAGTATTGGCATCTATAGTTAGAAACCAACCAGATTTCATGACGCCGTCTTCGACCTGCTTAAATCGTCTACCATTACTAGTGACGTAAACACAGTCTTTATAAACTTCGTCAATAGCCTGTCGAACATCATTTTTATAATGTTCGAACCTTTCTTCATCCCAACTCTCGGGGCACCTTACGATGCGACAAATATACTGTTTATACAAGTCGAACATCCAACCGAAATAATTAAAATCCCAGTTGGTTTTATCCGCACCATGCAGTATTTTGCCTTCAAACCGAGCTTTCAACTTTTCTGTAGCGTTGGGTATTACGGGATTAAATCCGTAAAACATAGGATTATTTTCCTTCCACGCTTCAGATGTGACGTTTAAATAATTGCGGAATATGCAATTATTTTTGACCAATTTGTGCGCGGGCATACACGTGGTTATTCTAAGCATTTCTGCTTCGATTTTCTTAATCTTGTGTGGTTCGTTCTTTAGGAATAGTTTATACTCGAATGAGCTATACCATTCCTTACGGACTATTTCAGCAAATTGTGAAGGTCCGTAATTTTTAAGAACATCACCTATCGTGGCCATGCCATTAGCTTGATAAGGCCTACCAGCACTCTTACGAGCACCGATAGCAGAGGTATTTATGACGTCTAGTATATTCTAGGCTATCATAATTAGGGTCAGGCATGAAATTAAGACCTAACCTATTCTCCATTATATTAATCAACCTTGCCTGCTCGCTCTCACTTGGAGGCGTCTGGGGTGCATGGCATCTTTTGCACCAAAGCTCAAAGTGTTTACATACTGAAGTAACCTCAGCTTGTTTAGTTATTTCTGGGATTTCATACGCTTTTCCGTCGAATCCCTCTTCAACTATCTCCTCTAAAAAATGGTTGATAACATCTAAAGATTCCGATTGAACTACCCCAGTAGGTGCACAATGCACTTCTGGCCCTCTCGGTAACTCGATATAGGATATTATTTCGCCGGCCGTATCGACTAAGGGTACGGTCGCGACGATGTTCTCCGAGTTAGATTCATCGATAGGTAGTTCCACAAGCCCTTTCTTTTCTAAAGCACATTAGTAATCCCCGCGATAACCACGTTTGAATTTACGCGATTTGACATAGTCTTCATCGTCATAATCAAAGTGGTCGCCGAAGGCTATTTTTCCGGCACGACGGGTTAAGTCATAGTACACGTCCATTTCCTCATCTGAATATTCATCAGTAACGGTGCCGTCGGCACGCAGGAAACGGTTCTTCCCATAATAATCCTCAAATGGGTCACCATAGGATTTGACATCAGTATCAACACTGATACGTGACGAATAACTCGTAGTGTAAGGGTAATTACCCTCCTGTACGGGTCGCGTGACAAGAGGGGTTATCATTTCACGCCTTATAGCTACGTTACGATCGACGTCGCCTTGATAATGCATCCCTACAACCGTGTTCCCACTCCAAACTGCTGTTCCCGAAAACCCTTTAAGGGTGGAAGCGTTGTAGTGTAGAACTCGACCACCAGAACCGGTTAATGTTTTACCATTTGATGTTACCATTATCCCGTTCTGAAATCCCACCAGACTAACACATAAGTCATACTGGCTCTTCGTACGTACACCGCATTTGTGTAACGCTAACTTTGCCCACTCTCGGGGAGTTAGCCGTTTCACAAATAAATCAACGGTGTAATCTCTCGCTAAATTTTCATCCTCATCAAAGAATGAGGTTTCGACATTGATAGCTACAGAGTCGTTTAACTCGCTATGCCCTCGCCTATTCTTAACGGTCCCGCTAAGTTTGATCTTAGATGTTCCGCAGGTAATAGCACTCGCGACATGT